TAAAAATACTTAAAAGAAAAACAATTGATACTAAACAAACTCAAATTTTACGTGAGCGTAAGGAGTTTGTAAAACCTAGTGTTAAGCGTAGATCTGAAATTAATAAAGCAAAATACATTCAAAAAAAGAGGGATGCTGAAAATAAATGATTTTTACTTTTACAGATTATTTAGCCGAGAGTGAAAAGCAGCTTGAAATTAGAGCAGCCGGTCTAGCTATTATCTGGGAAGAAAAAATTTTATTAATTCATCCATCAAATGCAAGTTGGAAAAATCAGCCATTTGGAATTCCCAAAGGTGGAATTGAATCCGGAGAAGATCTTTTAGCTTGTGCAATTCGTGAAACTCGTGAGGAGACAGGGATAACTGTAAACCCAGAACTAATTGATAAAAATGAAAAATATTTTGTATTTTACCGTCGCGGTATTCCTCACTCTCGCTGCGCTTACTTTGAAGTACGCATCGATAGCCCTGAACAAATTGGTCTTGATTCTCCGAAAATTCCAAAAGAAATGCTGCAATTAGAAGAGGTTGATTGGGCAGGGTTTATCCCATTTAGAGAAGCAGTTGATAAATTATCAAAGTCTCAGCAAATTATTGCTCAGCGATTAATTGAAACTATCGAATAGAGTTTGGTATAATATCTTAACAAAATAAAGATATTTATGTCAAACGAAACAACCCTTCAGGAAGAGCAAATTGTAGATAATATTGCTCCAATCGACTCAGTCGAAGAACCCCAACAAGAACTATCAGAATTAGAGTCACTTAAAGCTCAGCGCCGTGGTCATTTTGATGTTCCATCCATGACAACAGAAGATCTTAAATGGTTAAGAAATTTCCTAAAAAACAGTGTGGAATTTACTGGTCCAAATGAGGCCTTTGTAATTTTACAAAACCATAATATGCTACTTGGTGAAATTGAAAATCATAAAAATGAGCATAAAAATTCAGAAGCGGCTCCAGTTCGCTTGCCTTCAGCCTGTATTGAGTCATGTCTCTATTTCCTAAATCGCGCAAAATTCACAGGCATTCATAATGCACAGGCACTATTTAAAGTTTCGTTTCAATTAAATAATGCCTATTCTAAAGTTCACGAATTAGATAAAGTTATTAAGGCTCTTGAAACACCAGCCGAGACTCCAAAAACTGAGGAGACTTCCGCCTAATTTACTGGCGTCTTTTATATGCAGAAGGAGACCAAATGGTCTCCTTTTTTGTATAATAAGTATATGAATAGCTTAAAAACAATCCTGGATTTTATTGAAGCGATGAACTTAACTTCATCGACCAACGATAAAAAAGCTGTACTTAAACAGTTTGATAGTCAATTTCTCAGAAAGGTTTTAGAGTATACTTACTCCCCATTTAAACAATATTATGTTACGCCAGCAAACTTAAAAAAACATTCAGAGTTATCTACTTCAGGATATACTAATATATTCTCTCTCCTAGATGATCTGAATGACAGGCGTATCACTGGTAATACTGCAATTGCTCATGTGAATGGATTTATAGCAGAAAATTTGGAGGTCTCAGAAGTGATCTATAGTATCTTAGATCGCAATCTAAAGACTAGAGCTACCACCGCTCTAATTAATTCAGTTTTACCTGGAACGGTACCAACCTTTGATGTTGCACTAGCTCTACCGTATGACGATAAGACTAAAAAGAAAGTTAGGCTAGAAGATGGATGGTACATGAGTCGTAAATTAGATGGAGTTCGCTGTATTACTATAATTGATGATAAGGGAGAAGTAAAATTCTTTTCAAGAGGAGGTAATGAATTTTTAACACTAGATACTCTAAAATCCGATATTAAAAAACTAAACCTAATCGATACTGTGCTTGATGGTGAGATTTGTATGATGAATGAATCGGGTCAAGAAGATTTTCAAGGAATTATTAAAGAAATCGGCCGAAAAAATCATACAATAAAAAGTCCAAAATATTTAGTGTTTGATTGTCTAACTCTAGATGAATTTAATAGTCAAACTTCATCAATTGATCGAAAATTTAGAGATCGTATTACAATTGCTGCACTGCTATTTAGCGGAATTGATTTAAAAAATATTGCAATACTAAAGCAAACGCTAATTGAATCAGAAGAACAATTGCAAACTGAAATTACTAATTCAACTGCTCAGGGTTGGGAAGGATTAATGTTAAGAAAGGATTCTTCATATATTGGAAAACGCAGTGATGAAATTCTAAAGGTTAAAAAATTTTGGGACGCTGAATATATTGTTGAGGGAGTTGAAAATTCAATCCATCGGGTTATTGAAGATGGTAGAGAAATTGAGGAAGAAATGTTGGGTAATATTTTTATTACGCATAAGGGTAATCAGGTTAGAGTTGGTTCAGGATTTTCAATTGACCAGCGCCGTCAATTTTATAAAAACCCAAGTCAAATTATAGGTAAAACAATCACTGTACAGTATTTTGAAGAGACCACTGATCAGCACGGGCAGAACTCTTTAAGATTTCCAGTAGTAAAAGCAATATACGAAAAAACAAGAACAATATAGATGCCAAGAATTATTTTAGTAGGACCTGGCGCATCAGGTAAAGATTTTATGCGCAAACGCCTTGAAGAAAGGGGTATGACTTATGCTGTAAGCTATACAACTAGACCGCCAAGACCTGGAGAAATTAATGGCAAAGACTATTTCTTTTTAAGTCAGGCTGAGTGTCAAGCTATGAAAGATGAAGATGAATTTTATGAAATAATTGATTTTAATGGGTGGTCATATGGCACAACACTAAAGCAATTTTATAGAGATGATGTCTTTATTATGACACCAAGCGGACTATCGCACCTATCCGCAGAGGATCGAGCAAAATCGTTTGTAATTTTCTTTGATATTGATGAGGAGATTAGAAAAAGCCGTCTTTCAGAAAGAATAATGCCAGGTCATACAGTTGAAGCTAGACTTCAAGCCGATCGAGAACTCTTTGCTGGATTTTCAAATTTTGATTTAAAAATAACAAACCCAAACTTTTAATATGTCAACCTTTAGCGGAACCCTTATAAAAATCGATGATACTCAGTTTGTATCAGCAAAATTTAAAAAACGCGAATTTGTTGTTGGAACCAATGACAAATATCCACAATACGTAACCTTTGTTGCAGTGCAAGAAAAATGTGAACTGCTTGATTTTGCCAATCCTGGAGATCAAGTTCAAGTTGGTTATAAATTAACTGGTCGTAAGTGGGAAAGTCCAAATGGTCAAATTAAATACTTTAATACGGTTGAAGCAGTGCAAGTTCATGTTACTAAGTCCAACTCTATTTTAGATGAACAGGACATGACTGATGATGAAATTATGAATGACTTGTTTGGTGAAAGTACGCCTCAATCTAAAAAACAAAATATCCCAGATTCCACTGACGATTTGCCTTGGGATCTTTAAATAGAGTATATTAATCTAAAATTTAACGAATGAAATACGTATCAATAGATTTAGAAACTACTGGACTTGATCCACAGACATGTCAGATTCTTCAAATAGGTGCAGTAATTGAGGACACAAATAATGTAAGGCCAATTTCAGAATTACCTAAATTTAACTGTGTAGTCGAGCACCCACAATATACTGGTTCAGCTTTTGCAATTAACATGAATATGAATCTAATTAAGATTCTTGCAGATATGGATAAAATTAAAAAAGAAGAGCGTGGAGATTATCGTAAACTGCACAATATCTTAACTCCACAAATGGTTGCAACTGCATTTGCAAATTGGTGTCAATTCCATGGCTGCGAAGTTGATGGAGAGCGTGTTGTAATCAATGCAGCTGGCAAAAATTTTGCAGCATTTGATAAAGTATGGTTAGAAACCCTAATTCCAACCTGGAATACTAAAATAAAAATTAGAAATCGTATAATTGATCCAGCTGTTTTAGTAACAGATTGGAAAAATGATGAATCATTGCCAGGACTTGGAAAGTGTAAAGAAAGAATAGGTCTAGAAAATCATGTTACTCATGATGGACTTGATGATGCAATTGATGTAATTGAGGTGATTAGGAAAGCTACAAATAATTATGAAAATGGCAGTTATTGATTATCGAGCTATTTTTGATAGCATGTACACGGAAATGATGGAGGAGATGTACAAACATCTAGAAGATTCCAATTTTAATTGGCCAGAAGATATTCCGTTTGATGATACCGAAAAAGCTGAACTTTTAGTTGAAATGATTACCTATTTTGAAGAAAAGGAAGCATTTGAAAAATGCGAAGCTCTTCAAAAAATGCAGGGAAATTAGTATAATAAAATTATGATAAACGAACAGACTCGTCTTGGCTATTGCTGCATTAATTTGTCAGTTGATAAAACAATCACTGCAAATCGCGGTATGATTAAGCGTACCTTTCAGCAAAAGGGCATTCAATATTGCGGCGAGCTAGCTCACCAAAATGTCAAAGATATTCTTAAAATTCTAGAATGGAATTTGACTAATGGTATTTACGTTTATCGAATATCAAGTGACGTTTTTCCATGGATGTCTGAATATGAAATTACGCAGCTTCCAAACTTTTCTCAAATTCTACCAGATCTAATGGCAATAGGCCAATTTGCGCTAGCCAATGGTATGCGGCTTTCTATGCACCCTGGCCAGTTTGATGTCTTGCCTTCGCCAAATCCGGCGGTTGTCACAAAAACAGTAAAGGATCTAAACCAACATGCTGAAATCATGGATTTAATGGGCTTGCCATGTGATCATAGATTTCCAGTCAATATTCATGTAGGTGGCACGTATGGCGATAAAGAATCTGCTGCTGATAGATTTTGTCAAAATTTTCAATTACTCAGTGACTCTGCAAAAAGCCGGCTTGTTGTAGAAAATGATGATAAAGCAGCACAGTATTCAGTGCTAGATCTATTTAGTCTAATTACTTCAAGGATTGGTACTCCAATTACCTTTGATTTTCATCATCACCGTTTCAATACAGGTGGACTAACTGAAGAGCAGGCTCTAAAATTGGCAGTGTCCACTTGGCCTTGCACTCCACTTACTCACTATTCAAGTTCAAAGAAAACATTTGAGGATTCTTCAGTTATTGCCCGTTCGCATGCTGACTATGTTTACGAAAAAATAAATACTTATGGCGAAACTCTAGATATCGAAGTCGAAGCTAAAGCAAAAGACTTAGCAGTTCTACAGTATCGAACTAATTACGAATCACTTTTAGAAAATTATATTCCATTTGAACATGAGCGATTGCAAGGGGTGTAGATCAAAAAAGGTCACTGCACAGGTTAATGAGATATTTGCCGACTTATTTGTCGGTACTGAAATTAAAAACCAAAGACTGGAAATTTGTTTTGCTTGCGAAAAGTTTATTGCCGAGTCTGGCCAATGTGGAGAGTGCGGTTGCTATGTTTTTGCTAAAACTGCAACAAAGGGCGAAGTCTGCCCACTACCTGAGCCTAAGTGGTAGTTCAATAATAAATAAAACAGATTCGTAAGAATCCTCAGCCTATTCATCAATTTATTTTTTCCGCTGAGAAAATAGTTAATACCATGGAGAGTGACAGTATTTGCCAAATTAAAAAACAGAAAAAAGAAGATATTGGGGACCTGGACCCTGATCCTGGCGACTTTCTTCAACCCTCTTGGATTCGATGCCCT